CTGTTTCTGAACAAACATCACTTGCCGCCGAGTTTGCTCCAGTTTTGGAAGAGACCTCGGAGGTTGCCACTACGAAGGAGATCACTCGCTTCCTTGGCCAACCCCCCTTTCTTATATGCATTCTGCGAGGCTGTCTGGGCTCCGGTCAGCGCATCCTGCTTCTTCTGCTCCACCACCTTCGTAGCCGTCTTCTCGGCCACGCCGGTAATACGCTTACGAAGTGCGGAAGAGACAGTCCGAAACTCTCGCTCCACCAGCTCCCGTGTAATTTCCTCGCCCTTCGCCTCATACGGCTCCAACCGCTTCATGGTCGTGTTCCAGAGCATTTCATCAAACATCGACTCCTCCTCAGCACTGCCAAGTTTCCCGTCGAAACGGTACTTCTCGAATGCCGGGTGAACCCGAGATTCCAGCGAGCGGAGTTCAGCTGTCTCCCTTTCGGAAGCCATCTTCTGTTCCCACTCCTGCTTAGACTTCCGCTCCTTCGCAAGTTCTCGCTCCAACCGTTCCAGCCGCTCACGGCCTTCCAGTTGGGCAATCTCCTGATCCGATGCGGTCTCAAGGAACTTCTGACGCTCGTACTGCTTCTTCAGAAAGTCCTGAGCTGCTCCCTGCCTTCCTCCGATGAGATCGAGAACTCCCAGTTCTCCACCTTCCTCGTAGGCTCGTTCCATTGCGGTCCACAGCTTGTCGAGTTTGGCTGCCTTTTCGGAAGCCTCCTTCTGTTGCTGAATCGCCCTGTCACGCTCGGCCTGCCACTTACGGGCCCCGTGCATCAGCTCAAATGCCTTCTTGACTGACGCTCGGTCGTTGTAGTCGATTTCCACCTTACGGCGCTTACCCGCTTCGTCCGTTACGAAAATGAACTCTTTCTGCCCGTCGGTTGTCGCCTGCGCCTTGGCTGCCTTGGCAGCGTCGGTGGCGGGCAAGTCCGTCTGGGTCTCATTTTCCTCGGCTGGAGCGAGGGCATCGAGGATACTAGTCTCCGCAGGGGCGGCTACTGCATCCGGGGAATCTTCTCCCACAACCTTAACTCCCAGCTCTTCCGATTTTGGCGGCGTTGCCGGGGTATTCTGTGTATCTGTAGTTCCCGAGGCGGGTGTCTGGGCCTGGCCCCCGGAACGAATCTGATTGATTGCTTGACTAACTAGTGACATACTAACTCTCCTGCCGTCCCGCCACGGGATGGGCCTTCGTATGCGGGATGGGAGTCGGAACCGACCGATCCGGCCTGCAGTACTGGCATAATTATGCTAACCTGTCAACTGTAGCACAGTTAGACAGCGGTGTCAATTACTATTACTGGAGTTCGGGGAGGTACTCCTCCGGAGTTCATAATGCGGGCGGTCCTTGAAGGACTTCCAGTCTCCGCCCCACACCAGCTCAACCCCCAGCTCTTTGGCGGCAGCCTTCACAACCACAGCTAACTCATCGAATCTCTTGACATTATTCCAGTCCAGCGGCATCGGTACCAGATCAACAGCCATCGAGGGTAGAGAATTATGCTTGGAATTCGGCCACTTAAGTTTACTATTGCCCCTGGAAAAAGCCTCGTTCTGTTCCTTCTCACCTCGGTGCCCCTGGATAACTGCCATGGGATACCGGCCTGCCGCTAGCTCTACAACACGCTGTAGGTCCGGGTGACACTGGGATAGACGCTCTCGGCTCAGCTTAGACAGGGTATCAGCCACTGGTTTGGGAACCTCCCTAATCGGGTCGGGAATGGGTACTACTGCGGGTGCCGGAACACTCGACCGGTCACCCCGGTTATCTCCTACTGGAGAATTCCGACTAGGCTGGCAGAATAGGCGGCGCAACAGGTGCTTGAGCAATGGGTGCCCCTCCTCCATCAGCTGGTTGCATTGGCATCTCACCCGGTGCTCCGGCTGGTCCCGGGGCTCCCGGCTGGGCGTTCACTCCGCCTGCGCCCTCCTGGGCGGCGAGCTGAATGCGGTCCTGGATGTGCTGCCGGAGAAGCGCCTTCGCCTCCTCGGGCAGGTACTTGAATTCTGCGGTCATAAAGAATTCCAGGCCGTAGGCGATCATGTTTTCGTGATCCATGAGCGGCTCCGGAGCCAGGTACTTGTCCGTAGCAATCATTTCGTCGAACAGCTCTTTTTGGCGGGCCTCGGCCAGTTGCAACTTGTCGAACATCCCCTGCAGCTCATTCAGCTTCATCATCTTCATGGACATGCGAGGGGGGATCCCGGCCTTCTCGAATAGGGGTTGGAGTGCCATGATCTCATCCCTGCGTGAGATCGGGTCGAGGGACAGGTTGGTGCCGTACTCGCCAATCACATCGTAGCCGCCGTCAATGTCTGCGCCCTTAATGGCCAGAGCTTCGAGGGCCTTCTCTTTTCCGAGCACTCGGATTGTACGTTCCGTGTTCCAGTGCTTCCGAACGAGATTGAGAATAGCTTTGTAGGAACTCTCCACCACCAGGACGTACTTGTTGAACAGGCGACGACGAATCATGTTGCCCTGATTGGTCGCATACTGCATGCTGGAACCGGACTGTTCCCGGGACTGCTGGCCGAACATCGACTCGTTCGTGCCCCAGACATCATTGATGCCGGTAATCATGTCCATGCGCCCGGCGGTCATATCCGGCATGAGTTGCGGGGCAGACATAAAGTAGGGAGGCTGCGATCCAGTAACCCTGACCACATCCCACGGGGTATTGGAGAAGTCATCCGTAATCTCTACGGACTCGGGCACAACCATCTTGTTGGCGCCGTGCGCCCGCATGTTGTCGAGGCGGGCCGTGTCAATCTGAGTCAGCACGTCCTGCAGCGGGGCGGCGAATTCGAGAGCGGACTTCCCCCACACGGAGTTGGGTACGTCAATGTCCGAGAGAATCTGGTACGGGAGTCCGGCTACCTGAGGAAGGCGGGCAATACGCACCTCCTTCACTTCGTCCGGGAGATCTGAGTGGAGGATAGTAGCAATGCTTCCGGCCTTCGGGAATCGGAACGGGCTAGGCTTGCACGCCTCGATGACATCCCCGTGCACGGTGACGAGGCAGTAGCGGCCCTGCAGCGCATTGGTGGCGAGGCCGGTTTCCCAGTACTCCAGTAGTTCCACGCAGTCGTAGTGCTGCATGCGGATCATGCTGTTATTGGTATCTGTCGAGGAAACGGAATATGTATCTGCGTTCTGAATGCGAGCCCGCTGCAGCTGCTCCTTCTTGTCCGGCCACTTGGCACAAGCCTCGTGGTAGTCAATGAACAGCTTCTCAATTACCCACTTCACGTCCGAGATTACCCGGGCATCCGGGTCAATGTAGATGTTCCAGCTGTGCGGGACGGAGATCCTAATATCTCCCTCCATCGTCATCTCGCCCTTCTGCTCATCGAACTCAATCGGGTCTCCCGCAGTCGGATCCCACACGACCTTCATGACCCCGGTGCCGTAGACCAGAGTGTTCAGTGTCAGGGCGTCGAAGCGCTCCTGCATCTGGTACTTCCGGATCGAGAACTGTACAATGCGGTCCGCACCGTCGGCCTTCCGGACATCCTCGGAGTCGGAGGAGCTGGGCTTCATCGCCACTGACGGGGGGTTTGCCGAGAGCTGGGAATGGATCAGCCGCAGGTTCTTAAACGAGTATGCGACGGAGACCGTCTGCTCACCCTGGTCGGGACTGGCAACGCCGCCGAGGACTACGCCGTCAACCGCTGCACCAGCAGTGGGGTTAACAATTCCGCCCGCCCACTTCGAGCCGTAGGCGGACATCTCGTTACGCTGCCACTGGTCTTCCAGGCGCTGACGGACGTTCGAGGCGGACTGGAACCGCTTCATTACTTCCGCCTTAGTGCGGGGATCATCCCAGTGTTGTAGTTTCACTGCCATGTTACTCTCCCGGGAAGTAGCCGTACTTGGCTAGTACAGGCTTGAGCATTTTCTTGAGGTTCTGAATGCGGGGGTTCTGCGGCATTCGGCACAGTCGATCGTATAGGCCACGCAGGGCACGCCACTCGATAGAGCTATCGTGGTAGGAGTTCACAAGCTGGATGGACTCCCGGATCTCGTCCTCGATACTCATCGGCTCGCAGGCGGGCTTGCGGGTTTCCTGAGGTACGCCAATATCTATCATGAGTTTAATTCTGGACATCTAACGAACCCTCGAAATTGCGAAGCGGACTAGACGTTGCATCTTGAGTCTCTCGTATCTCATACCGAGATAGGCACAGAGATGCAGGGGCAGCGTAGCAACCAGCAAGGCGATTAGCGATTCCATCGAACTCCAACCCCCCTCTGTTTTCTGGACACAATTCTCATGGATCTCTGCTCCTGCTGCTTCTGAGCCCTAGCTTCCAGACGAATCCGGAGATCATTCTCCTGACGGAGCTGCTGCTCCCACCCAACGGGCTGGAAACCGGGATCCCATTTGGGTATATTATCGCAGAAATACATGGCAGAATCCAGTAAATGCTTGCTGGATGCGGCGACAATGCGCTCCCGGTCCCCGTCCGCCCACTTGCAGCCTGTCAATTGGTCAATGAAGTCAGTATTATGCGGCGGTATAAATACCCGGGAGCCAAGGAACTGCTGGAATTGTTTAATCAGCTCCCCTTTTCGCTCGTTTTTCTTGTAAACTCCGGTATAATGGATGCCCCTCTTTGCAGCAATCTGAATATACCAGACCTCGTGGGGGTCCGAAACTCGGCGGACTACGTTATACGGCTCGGATCTTTTCCGGACCGTTTCGACTAGCGTTTCCGGATCCAGGATTCCACGGATTTCGTCGGAAACTACGAGATACCATTTGCCCGTAGCGGGATCCTCGCCCCACAGAGTGTAACCCAGGGCGGACTTCAGTGCGGGATCCACGGATTCCACGTGTCTCCAACCCCTATTGTAGCCAGACGGGATTTCCGGGGACATTTGCGTATAGTCGTAGTAATAAACTGCGAGATCCGAGCTGGACCAGTCGCCGTATAAACGTGTATTCCTGATAGATTCCGGAAGCAGCGCCATATCTTCGAGAATGCGTTGCCGAATCTGCGGATCCTGGTAGATCGGGTTGTCCAGCATGGAGAATTTGTACTTCCGGGAGTACGGGGGCTTGGCGGCGTCCACCCGTTTCTGAATTGCTACGTTCTCCAC